CCCTATCTCATGCCCTATTGGGTGGAATATAGCCCCCGTGATGCCACCAACGGGCAACGTCATTATAAAACCCTTTGTCATTGCCCACATCCATGAATAACCCTCATCACCAAGGCGGTATCCAAGCAATTTTGCAATCCAATTATTAAGGGCATATAGCGTGCTGTCACGTCCATCCGCCTCTGTGATTATGCCGTCACCGTCCTTGTCCTCTGTGTGGCCTGTCCAACGCAAATATGCCCATGTTGCGGACTCTTTACCCGCAAGTGCTATGCCTGAAAAAATAAACCATAGGCCAATTACAACCAATGGTGACACGTCAAACATCGTACCCCAACCCCAAACGGCAACCGTGCCAACCGATACGGCAATAATCCATTCAGGCAATTTATGTGTCCATGAGGTCAAGCCCTGCCATTTGGATGACCACGGCAAAGATGCGCCACTCTCTGCACTCCAATATGCAAACCACAAAACCGTAAACAAACTCAATAAAATTCCAATAACCATGAGCTGTCTCTCTTTCTTTTAAAACTTAATTTTCATCCACCCAAAACCGCGCACTGCCAAATAAGCCAAACGGCCGTGCCATGACTTTATACCATGAAACTCAATTGCCTGTAAAAACAATCTATCAATATCCTTGCGCGTAAACACAAATGAAATCATGTTTATGTCCGCAACGCGCCCCATGCGCCTGTAAAAATAATCATGAACCAATGCACCTGCGCGGTGTATTCCATCACGCTCAAATCCAATCAATGCCATAGCAAAACGGGGCACACTTGCCCCATCATACGTCATACCTTTTGAGATTTGGAATGTGTGTTGCTCACCGTCAATACCTAAAACAAAGCGGTAATTTTCATTCAATTTATACCTGTTATTGCCTGACTCACCATGCGGTCTTATATCAGGCTGTGGTGAATCAATTATTTTTATACGCATTATTAAAAGCCCTTTCCACAGCCTCTTTGGATGTAAACGGCTTTGTGTCATGCGCCTCATAAACAACACGCTCTGAATTGAAACATTTTTGAACATGTGTCCCAACCACCAACGCAATGCCCTGTATTTGCTCATTGGTCAATTCAACAAAACCGTTTTCAGCTTTCCAATTGATTGCAACACCTAATTGTGATGCCCCCAATAAGTTTGAACGTGATTCACTATCCGTTTGGATAAGCATACCACTCACCTCAACACCGCCATTTTCCATTGTTTTTCGGTATTCTGATATGTGCCCCTTGATTTCACGCGGGCTGTCCTGTGTGAGTATAGGGTCATTATCCTCAACGGCTATCAAATCCAATCCCTTTTGAGGTCTTGAATAAATCGCAACAATATCGCCCTGCTCATCTTTATAAATATATTTCATGATTAAATATTTCCTCTAAAATCTTTCCAACCTTTTGTTTGGATATTAACTGAACCTGATGAGTTTGTATGCCTGTGCTGTATCTCTGCATTTTCGTCTGCAAGTATTTCAAAATCATTATTATTTACAACTGTATTTGAGGATGCGGTTGCGTCAAACAAAACCGTGTACTCACCACCTGCCACTTTTGATGCGACATAGTAAAGTGATACCGCGGTTGTGTTGTCTGCAATATCGCCTGATATTAAAGCAAGTGTCACAATGCCCTCTGGCACTGATATTGCAAAATCAGTCAATGATGAAATTGTTGCCGTTGAATTGTAGTCCACTGGCACATCATCCCACATGAAACGCTCACCATATTGCTTGTAAGGCTCAATGTTTGATGAGGAGTCTGTCAAGAATGACCCCACACGCCTGTATGACATATAAGAGGAGTCGGCAAGTAAATTGACCGCATCAACATCACTGTCAAATCCTGCGTCAACTGTTGTACCATCTGTCATAACAAATATGTGATACCACGTATTAGGGGATAAAGTGAGGGATGACGGAAAACCGCCCTCATTGTCACCAACTGCCCAATCCGCATCAATGCGTTTTGTGATTTGAGTTTCAAGCAATATGTCACCGCCGTCATCAATATCACGGCATGAGCCAACTTTTATCAAAATATCATGGTCATTGTCTGCATCAATAGCGGTATTTAATCCACTGATAAAACCGCGTGGCAATGTAAATGCGCTGTTTTCTGTGACCTGCAACCAATTTGAGCCATCATCCGTGGTTGGGTTTTCACCCACGTTGCCCTGCACGGCTTTAAATAGCACACCCGCAACATTCGCAATTGAGCCTGTAAAGTATTCCTGTGAGGCGTGCCACTCTGGTACACCGATTTGGTGAACATATGCGGATAAGGCCGTTGAGGTGTATGCAAACGCATTAAAATCTTGTTTGGTGGGCAATCCATTGACCCCAACAATTCCCCAACCCCTTAAAAAATCTGTATTGATATTTGCATCAAGCGTATCATCTTGTGTTTCCGCACCAAAAACTGTGCGCTCTGTACCAAGCGCATCATCCGCGAATGGTTTTAAATTTCCGTCAAATCTTGTTATCTGTGCCATGTTAAAAAATCACTTTCTCTGCAAAATATCCTGTGTCGTCACCAAACTTGTCACCGAAACCAACGGAATAATTGTTGTCATCAAATCCAAATGTTTTCGTGCGCTCTGCCTTAACAATTTTATTGTACCTTACGCCCTGCGGTTTGGGAAGTAAGTTTAATTCATTGATAAGGCGCAAACGCTGTCCCTCATAAACGGGTGAAATATACAAGTCCAATGACATATTGTAATTGTCTGCAACATACGCACGGTTTTCAAACGCTGTTTGGATAACTTGTTGAACGGATATGCGGTCATCACTGATCATGTACGCGCTCACATTATTCACCGCAATCTTTGCCTTGATAATCAACCTATATGTTGGGTCATCCATCTGCAAATCTGTGTATTCAGGTGTGAACCTTTCAATAAACGGGGCACTTGAATCAAGCGCATTGAACTTGTCCGCAAACCCACGGGCGTTTGAATTTTCCTCAAATCCAAAACCAATCTTATCAACAACCGATTTGACCGAACGACCAACGCCAACAATCTTTCCAATCAAATCAAGGCGGTGTCCGTATGCCGTATCAACATCAAACTCATCTGGAAACGTATTGATGATGTTATGTTCTTTTTCATATTGTGATATTTTAAATTCAATCTCTGCCCTTGCCTTTGGCTTGCTGTAATATTGCTTTATCAGTAATTTTGCATATTCTTGAATAAAAGCACTCATTAAACCACCTCATTGACCGTTATGTTTGCCGTATCAATATCGAATTTTGAGCCAAAATCACAAATCAAATTCTCATCTGTGAATGTCAAATTGTCATCTGAAATTTCCAAATCAGATAAAACAAAATTGTCACCCGCTTGATAAGCCAATGAATACAATTGTGATGCCCGTGCGTTTTCTTGAATACGATATGACCGTGATACCAACTTTTGCTTAATTAATTCAACATCAACGGGGCTATCTGTCTCTGTCCGTGTTGCGGTGACGTTCACATAAAGGTCAACAATCACGGGGCGGTCAAAATTTATTTCATGCTGTATAACAAATTCGCTACCATCGGGGCGCAATAAAACCTCATTGAATATGCCTGAAACATCACCTTTTGTGCGTATCCCTGCGGTGCGGTTTTTGGCTATCGTTTCCACAATGTCCGTTGTCTTACCACCCTCAACAACACACCAAATTGTGTGCGCTGTGATGTCCCGTATCACATCCGTGGTATCTGTATCGTTTTCCTCAACAACAACGTCCGTGACGCTTTCTAAATCGGACAAACGGGCAAACAAACCACCCACTGTGGAATATGCGGGGTTTTCAACCGACTTGGCACGCCTTATGCGCAATTCTGCGTCCGTTTCCTCATCAAGCCCCGCAACTGCAATGGCGGGGTTTGTGACACTAACCACACCCAACACAACATCACTTTGCTCTGTGATGGTGTTTGCATCGGCTGTAATCTCACCAAAAACCTTTGAGACAAATGACACGGTATTTGTGCCCAATGCCAACGCAACGCTTGTGGTGACAATCCACTCTTGCCCCAATTCATCCTCAAGGGTGTAATTGGCGGGCAATGTCAAAATCCTGTCTGTGACAATTTCCATTTCAACGGTTGAGCGTGTGGCGGGCTTGCGCTGTATTCCTGAAAACTTAATCAATTTATTAAGCCACTCACCAAATGCCAAATCAGCATCCATCTGGTTGTAAAGGTTGAGCAAAAATTCCTCAATGTCTGCGATTGCCTTTGCCTCAATACCAACACGCTGTCCATCAGGTGTTGATGCCTCAAGGTTGATGTCATTCCCATAAATTGCACGGTATCCATCACGCAACTCTTGTGTAATTTCCGTCAATGTGCGGATGTCTAAACCCTCAAATGTAAAACTTGGTGTTGTCATGCCTCAATCCTTATCTCATCCTGTATAGTGTCCTCAAAAAGTGTTGTGATTGCCAACTCAATTGTGACACCCCTATTTTTATCACGGTTTGTGATTTGTAATTTTGTGATTGATTTGACAAATTGTGTTTCTAAAACAACACGCTCAATCGCTCTCAATATCTGTGTTTCCGTTCCCTTATTGCCCAATAACGTGTACCAATCAATCCCTGTCTTTGTGTTCAAAAACCAATCATTTATAAATGACTTGATTCGGGTTTGCACATTTTGATAAACGGCAACACCATTGCGCTTGTATTGCGCACGGTTTTTTCCAAAACGCCAATCATCATCATTGTTTAATCCTGAAACTATCATGTGTTTGGTGTCCCCGTATTTCCACCGCCTGTTTGCACACCGCTGTGAGTGTGTGTTTTTAAACTTACACCATCGGCTGTGATATCACCACCTTGACCCAAAACCGTGATGTTTCCATTTACTGTCAAATTTCCATTGAGGACATAATTCCCTGTTTGCTCATTGTCCCCCTCTTGCTCTGTGTTTCCAAGGTGTTCATAATTTCCCTCTTTATACGCATCACCAATATGTGTGATGACCGTTGGTATGGTGATTGCGCCACCCAAAGGATTGACACCAACAATGGCAAAACCATCTGAATAATCGTGCATACGATACTCAAGCGGTATTTCACCATCAACTCCCGCATACCAGTTGTCAAAACAACGCTCTGTGAATACCATCAACGCATAATCACCCACCGCAATTGGGTGGGCTGTATATGAGCCACCGCCCTGCATAAACAAAGGGGGCACGGCTTTAAATTCTGGCAATTCAATCTTTTTTCCATCGACCACACGGGCAATCACGGGCTTGCAACTCACCGTTGTCTCATTGACTGCGGTGATTCGTGCAATCGTTGCCGTGTGCAAATTCGCAAGGCTCTCATCAATCACACCAACGATAATATCCAATAATTGTTTTTTCTCACTCATAAAACCACATAATCCTTTGCCAAAATACATGTCACGGTTTGCATCCATGATGACCCGTTATATTCACCATCATAACCTATTGTGTTGATTTTATATATTCCATTTAAGGCGGGCGCATAAATTGAGTTTAACTCACACAAACCACCAACCTTGAGGGATGGATTCATTGTTGTCTGAAACGTCACCTTGCTTTCCTCACGACTTGGTGTGC